CTTCCGAAAGAAGTTATGAACTCATAATAGAACAAAGACAAAAAGACCGTGTTATCCCACCTTCAGTTCTAGCTCCAGCAGCACGGGACGTTGCAACTGCTTCTAAAGTAACAGAAATACCTCTTCAAGAACCCATCAAATTACCAAATGGCGCTCGTGTTACTAAGGAAGTATATGATACATTAGTCTCAAAAGGTGTTCCAATTATAAGTAATGTTCGCACTGAGCGAGAACAATTGAACTTAATAGCGAAGACAGATGAAAAGGGTCGTAGTTACACCACTCTTGGCAAACCTGTAGCAAAAAATAGTAAACATTTTACTGGTGATGCTATTGATGTGAATCCTTCCGAAATGACGGAAAAATTTGCAAAAATTCTAGAAGAAAACGGATGGTTTCAGCCATTACCAAAAACTGATTCCAATCACTGGGAACGTCGCAAAAAAAATTCTAAAGCAGTATTACCAGCACCAAAAGAAGAGGTCGTTGTTCCTAAACCAAAAGATAAGGTTGGCTTTAATACTCCAGATATAACGTCTCCTGAAACTGTGCCATCAACACTGTTAGCATCAAATGATTATAACAGTTTAAGTTCAAATGATGTTATGACTGGTTTACTTTTAAAACAAATTTCTTCCTTAAATATGGACCAGAAAAAAGTAAATAAGATGCAACCTATCGTTCTTGTAAATAACAGTACAAATATGATAGGTTCAAGTAGAAAAGAAACTATTGTAACACCAACGCATCCAGATTACAATGCATATTCACCTTATGCATAACCAAAGAGAATAAAAATGGAATATCAAAGAGCACAAATATTAAGAGGCCGGAGCCTCAAAGATTTAATCACAGACAGAACTTTAGCTGGCCAAGGTTTTGGCAAATCTATTTCCAGTTCGATAAAAGATAAAACTAAAGCCAAACTAACAGGTCTAAAAGAGAAATTTGATCCAATGAATATCTCTCGTATGGTTGGAGGAAGATTGGGTGCATATGCTTATGGTAAGCTTGCAGGTAGAAGTGAAGAAGATATGGCTTATTTTGCGGGCACAAGAAGAAGGTCAACGATAACTTCTGAAGCATTGGGTATTACACCAGTTAAAAATGATCCATTAATTTCAAAAGTATCTGACGGTGAAAATGGACCAGTCAGAAAAGGTGAAGGTATTTCCACTGTCATGGCTCGCATCTTCAATTTGTTAAAAAGGCGAATATTGGAAGAAAGGGAAGAAAATCAAATTGCTAAAAATTTTGAAGAGGAACAGGAAGCGGAAAAACAAAGAAGACATGAAGAATTACTTGATGCACTTAAAAATCTAGGTGGTGGAACTGCATCTGAAGAAAAGAAAGGTAAAAGTTTTCTTGAAAGGATAATTGAAATAGTCAAGAAAATGTTGACTAAGATATTTGAAAAAATTAAGCCTTTACTAAAGTTTGTCCAGGGTATGATGAAAATACTTGCAAAAGGTGCATCAGGACTTGTGGAGGGGTTGATTCTCCTCGCTAAAAGGCTTGGCGGTAGAAAATTAGCTTTTTTATCATTGGCTCTTGATGCTGCGTCCGGTGGCACAGTGGGTCCAGCTGCCAATGAAAGAGATAGACTAGCACAAACGAATCCTTATGACCAAAGTCTTCTAGATAATCAAACTGCAATGTTTAAGAGGGGTGAAATTTCAAGTGATTCTTTGTTAGAATCTGCTTCTTTAAATGCAAAAAAAAGGCAAAAGCTATTCAGTAGGTCAGGTATCAAAAGAATATTGGATGATGATAATCTATCTAAAACACAAAAAGAAGAAAAAATTGGTGTTAAAGATTTAAAAGAAGCTGAAGATTGGTACGAAGCAACAAAAGATGAATCATTTGCTGAGTTTCAAGGCCGTGTTAAAAATGATGCTGGTAAATTAGTTGTTCGTTCGGGTGATACTCGCAAAAATTTAGTTGTTCAACAAAATGATCCAGAAAGTCCAAAATATGTTCCACCTGCAGCTGCTGCACCTGTCATTCTTAATACAGAACCACCAGATCCACAACAGGTCCAGATTGGTCCAGGCACCGCAGCAGAAAATCAAGTGGTATCTCAAGTGGTATCTGAAAGAGCTGCAACTGCTGCAGCTGCACGCCAAATGACTCAACCAGCGGCCATCTCTACAGTTGCTCCAGTAGCTGCTCCAGCAGCTGCACTAGCAGCTGCTCCAGCACCAGCACTAGCAGCTGCAGCAGCTGCAGCACCAGCAGCTGTTCCAGCAGCTGCAGAACTTGGTCGAGAATCTGATGCAGCTGAAGCTGTAGTTGCAAAATCTGTACCAGCACCAGCACCGGCCGCCGCCAACAATTCAGCAGTAAAAGTAGAAGCAGCGGCAGAAAAACCGGCACCAGAGCCAACACCGGCGGCCGCCAACAATTCAGCAGTAAAAGTAGAAGCAGCGGCAGAAAAACCGGCTGCTGTGCCAGTAACTGCTGTACCTGCTAGCAAACCTTACATAGAAGTTGCGGATGGTGTAAGAGTAGATTCTAATTTACCTGAACAAACAATTAATTATATTAAAAATAACCCAAAGTCATTTCAAAATCTTGGGGAAGGTATGATGTGGGGTAA